AATTGGGGGATATACCACATCCTAAGTGTGTTCTCATTTGTTGGGGTAGGGATGAGTTTTACTTCCTCCCCCTGAATTGAGTATTTGAAATTATCTATACCACTGGCCAGTGGTGGCGACTGGTTGTAGGCATTTCTTTCCCTGAACATGAATGGATGAAGTGTCTCTACATTGCTGCCTGAGATGATGTCCAAGCCAGCAATCTTCATAAAATCAGAGATTCCACAGTCATCCCCGAATGAATAGACTTCCTGCCCACTGACGAGGGCTACCTCAACAGATTTTAATATGTGGTGTTCATACTTTGTTATAAATAAGTCATGTAGTTCCGATAGAGATTCGTTAATAAAATCATTTAACTCCGCATCTGCTACGAAGTCTGTATTTTCCATGTCGGCGCGTCTTCTAACCCGTGTTCTTAGCTGGGCAAGAGTAACTTCGTTGGCCATAGGCTACTCCTCGTCTTCATCACTTTGTTTCAAATCCATATTTGTTACACATACGCTGATGAAGTCCTTGAGTGAGGAGGCAAGCCCGTCAACGTCTTTAGCCTCTAATGCGCCCATTATTTCGTTAGCCGCTGAACGCTTTGCCTCCTCATAGCCTTCCATATCTTCACCCGGCTCATAGCCGTGTCGTGTCTTTTCCGGGGGCTCCTTGCCCTTCATAAGTATAGCTAGGGCTAAACCCTTCTTCTCTTCTTGTTCTGGCATGTCTATTCCCGTGCTAGGGCCGGCTTTTACACCGGCCTAGTTATGTTATTTTGCCGAGGAATCTCTCAGTGCAAGAGTAAATTGAATCTCATCATTCTCCGCAAGCACATGGGCCAAAAGCCCGCTGCCCGCATCAGAGTTAATTCTGATTAAAATATCTGGCAAAGCAGACGAAATAATCTGTGTGCTTGCCGGGTCATCAGTTGCGACATTCGCATTAACGTTAGCGCTAAGAAGCGCAACATAGGCGTCATCAAGAGTAATCTTGACTTCTCCTGCGCTTGCTGTTTTGGCTACGGCGAATCCACGCCCAGCACTAATTTGTGGGTCACCACTGGCATCAACCTTGGCCGTGCCTGAAATAACTTTTACTTGTTTATTTAGTGCCTGAACGTCACTAAAGACTCTGTTTGCCATTTTGTTCTCCTTACGCAGAGTATTTTGGGGGCAGACAATTCCACCCCCAAAGTTATATTTCTATTATGCAAGCTTGATTTGGCCGTTCCAACCCGGAGCCTTGCAGGCCATCTGGGCGTAATAGCCAACACGCACTTCAATAGCATCCGCTGCTGCTTCACGCAGTACACGGTTGCCGTCAGCACCCAATAGTTTGGGAGCAGCACCGAGAGAGTTTAAACTCCAAGTGTCCATCTGTAACAACCAAGCTGTATTGTCCTGACAGTTTAAGTCAGGAATAACTTTGATTGTCCCAGTTGGGGCATGTACTTCAAGTGCTTTAAATCCAACACCCTGCTTCGCAGATACATCAGTGTAATTCACCTTTGCACCCAATGCCTTCTCTAAGCTTGCATAGCTTGAAAAAGACATGAAACAGTGGTCAGGACGCCCGCCTTCGCGGCCAACTAAAGAAGAGCCATCAATAAGCGCCTCCTCAATTGGAAGGGCACTACCATCAAAAAAGACTCCAGCCAAACGGGAGGGGTCTTTAGCTCTATCAAGTCCAAAGTGACTGTCACTTCCACCGACAGACTCTGGCAGCCATGCGGCAAGCCCACTGACTTTATTTCTTGCACTGTCGGTGTAGTCACCTTCGGCAAAAATTAAATCACTGTCAGAAGATGTTCCACCAAGGGCCACATCAATAGTGAATGAGCCTGCGGCCCTGTCAACAGTTTCAACCGTTCTAGCGGCTGCACTTGTAATGGCACTGTCTGCATCGGCAGCAGAAACAATCTTCATGTTTACTTCAATATTTGTAATGTCTCCGGGGTTAGACATGGTTAATGTTGTACCGGATACACCGGTAACGGCACCAAGACTTCCCGAACCATCTCCATACATTGCCTTTGCCAAGCTTCGGCTAACGGCATGAAGCGCACCATCAATTTCTGTGGTGGACGCATTCATAAAAGCGTTAGCATCGCCTTGACTCGACTCCATTGTTTCGGAATCGATACTAGCAATAGCATAGTCTTTAACACGGGTAAGAACAAACTTATCAATCTCACTACTCATCTTATTAGCTTGAGCAGTTGCAAAAGTTGCACTTCGCCCCGCAGGATTAGCACTGATGATTGGAATTGGCATGTTCAATCCGCCAAATTTAGTGTATTTCTTAATCAGGGCAAGCAATGGGTTACTCTTGTAAACCATGTCCTCTACGGAACTCTGTTTATAGTGTTCCTTTAAGGCTGCCTGAAAAGAGTCTCTGTTTAATGTCGCAGTTGCGGGCATTTAAAATTCTCCTCAATTACTCAAAGACAAGCATACTGGCACTTCTGTCCAGACGCTCCTCTTCTGTTAAACTTTCTTCATCTGACACCGTGTCAGACGCAGACGTTAAACTATTAGTTAATGTTCTTGGTGTCTTAGCTTGGCCACCTTTGCCCTGAGTCGCTGAGGAATTAGCCCTGACGAGGCCCATCTTCTTAAGAAAACTGTCCGAGGCATATAAGCTGGCTGCCTCTTTTTTTAGCTCCGACTCAACAAAGTCACAAACTTCAGGGATATCAGGTATCTCGCCGGTTTCGGTGGCATACCTATCCGCTGTCTGCATAACTCTGTCTCGCGCTTCCTTTGAAGATAATAAGTCATATTTCTCATTGTTATTATCTATGAAATCGTTTACATTTGCAATATATTTATTAACTTCGTTCGCCACGCGCATTTCTTCAGCCTGTGCGCGGTAGTTTGAGTGTTCTTCACGAAGCTTATTTAGTTCATTGCGTAACTCAGATTCAACCTGTCTGGTGCTTCTTTCACCCCTGTTTAATATTCTGTGGGTAACATCTTGGTAATCTATACCAGCAAGCTTCATGGCCTCTAGTGGGTTGGATTTAGCAAGATTCTTGAAGTTGTCATACTCATCAAGCTGGGACTTCTGCCCGTTAAGCTTCGCTTCAAACTCTTTTATTTGTCTGCCCTTATCAAGAAGTTTCTTCTCCTTCCTTGAAAGCGCAGCAAACTTGGATGCAAATGAATCTTTCTTGGGCTCCTCAGCAGCCTCAACTGCTGCCTCTGGTTCTGGCTCCTCCACTGCCTCCGGGGCCTCCTCTTTGGGCTCCTCGATGGCTTCGGCTTCCGCCTCCTCCACAACTGCCTCCGGGGCCTCTTGAACCTCAACTGTCTCAAATAAGTTTAACTCTGTCTCTTCCAATGGTTTCTCCTATGCTATTGGTGGCCCCTCTGGGGGTGCCATCATCTGTTCTTCTGGTGGTGCTTCTTGCACCGCAGCTTCTTCCTGCATTGCAGCTTCTTCTGCCTGCTGCTTGGCAATCATCATCTCTTCCTTAGCCATGTCCTCTTCTTGCTGCATATTTAATAAGGATAGGGCATCACTTATATATCGTCTAAGTAATTCCAGCTTGTCTTCCGGGGCACCATCAACCTTGGCCCTTAGAAGGGCAGAGTTCATTTTTTGGATTGCCAATGGAAGGTTTGAAAACGGTTCAGGGGATACATATTCCCCCTTATCGAGGATTAGTCCTATAGTCATCTCTATGTCATCCATAGGTGCATTTTGTAGGCTTTGCACTGATTCTAAGTCGGGGAACTCAAGCAGGTTTAGGGCATCCTCCCTAGCAATAAGTCCAGCACCTAGCATCTCCTCAACTGTCTGAAGCTTTCCTGCCGGTGTTGATGGCAACAGGGATGTAGGGTATGCCTGCATAACATAGTCTGATTCGTCCAAATTGATGTCTTTCCAATCTATCTTCTCTACAAACTTCTTATTGAAGCTGGTTACTTTTAATCCCTCCCCATCAGCTTCTATGTCCCGCGCAGTATCAATCATAATTTTAGCGGCGTCCAGATACATCTTCTCATAAGCCTTAGCGAATGACATGAATCTCTCACTCTCAATATCGTGGAACTCTCGCAAGGCTCTACCGCTATCTAACCCACTTGGCTTTTTGCTGGTGGCACTAAGCTGGCTGATGCCAACAATTTCATAGGCGCGATTATATAATCTATCTAGGTGGGCGAACATTTCCGGGTTAACCGCAGGGGCAGTCCGATATTCTGGCATAGTCCCAGAGTAGACTATAACTCCCCCAATTTCGTTGTTAAGGTGACTCTTAGAGACTTTACTGCCAGCTTCCACAAATACTTTAGGAACGCTAACCAAGTGCATGGAAACCTGAATTGTGCGAAGCAGCTTGTTTATCTCAACCTGTAGTCCGGTTAGCTGTTCTGCTATTCCCTGCCCCCATAGCCCTAATGGCCTCTTATTCCATTTAACAACAACGAAGGGGAAGTATGATTTTCCATACTCTTCGTCCACAAGTGTTCTGTTATCTATGGCAATTACATGCCTTCCGTCTTTAGCTTCTGGGTTGGACGGTAGGTGCCAAGCCTCTAGGCATGCAACTTGGTTAGACGATTTACTCTCAAGCTTAGATGATTCGTTGTGTTCTTCGGAGGCTGCTATGATAGCTTCCTTGGCTTCGGGGAACATCTCTATGAGTACCTCCCTGCTCACGAATTTTCTGTGGAACATTTGCCGTGGCTTACCATAAATGCTTTCCTCGTCGTCAATAATAATCTCGTCAGGCAGAACCCTTTCGGCTTTAACCTTGTTGTTCTCCTGATAGATTTTCATAAACCCAGTACCAAAAATACAGGCATCACGAGAAACATCCTCACCTACCTCATACAGATTGGATTCATAGAAGAGGCCCTGAGAAAACTTATTAAGTTGCTTGGCCTTTCTCTTGAGGGAGAAATCGCCCCCGGCAGTCAAGAATGTCGGCCTTGGGTTATTTTTGATAATCTTACTGACTACGGTGCTAATCATCGAATGAACTATGTTTAAGGTTACCTTCCGCTGTTGGGAGAAAACACCCGTTGTGGGGGCACTGGAGTAGGCATAGGCCCTCATTTGGCCATCATTGATGTCTCCATATAGACGGAGGTTCTGGAGGTTCTCAGCGCGTCTGTGGGGCTGATTCTCCTCAAGGATGCGTACAGTCGAGAAT